CTCAATCTGCCGAAACTTACGCAGTGACAAAACAGAAAGGAGACATCAAAATGACAAAAGGATTTTTAACAATTGCCGCAGTGCTGGCGCTTGTCCTGCTATTTGCGGCGGCAGCGGTTCCGGAGGAAATCGCGATACCGGAGACAGAACCGATTACCGCGCCTGAGCTGACGGTACCGGCTCAGATACCCACAGCTCGCTACCAGTTGACCGCAGAGGAGCGCGAGCTCGTATGCCAGGTTGTTATGGCAGAATCGGGAACAGAGCCGTTTGACGGCAAAATGGCCGTCTCGCAGTGCATCTTAAATGCATGTGAAAAGACCGGCAAGCGCCCCGCGGAGGTAATCACAGAATACGGTTACACCGACCGCAGGGTAGAGCCGAATGCCGAGACTCGTGAAGCCGTCGCTGCGGTCTTCGATGCCGGCGAAATGGCAACTGACGCCGAGATTCTATATTTTTACGCACCTGCGCTGGTAAGCAGCGCGTGGCATGAGTCGCAGACCTATGTTTGTACGATAGGTGGACACAGATTTTTCTCGGAGGTATAACTATGACAATGTTAGAATTACAAAACGTTTTAGGCGAAGCAATAACCGCTCTTAATGAGGGAACCGGGGATATCGACAAAGCTAAAGCCCTTGCGAGCCTCGCCAAACAGATGATAAACAACGCCGATATTGTTCTTCGGACGGATAAATTCGTGAACAACAAAGGTGTTCGTATCGACGGAATGGTGGGCGAAAATGAGCAGGTATAGATACTTTACCCCGGCGGAGGATACTTTTCTTCGCGATAACATCGACAGTTGCTATACCTTGTATGACCTTGTGGATTTATTCAATACTAATTTTCCCGAGCACATAACAAACTACGCAAATCTAGAAAAAAGACTGCAAAAGCTCGGCTTGAAGAAAAGGACACATAACATCCGCAAAGAAAAGGTGCATCACAAAAACCCAATCGGGACGGTTATCTACACGCGCGGTCGCAACTATGCACGAGTCAAGACCGAGAAAGGGTATATCGGAGCAATCCCTTATTTCCGCGAGAAATACGGTCGGGGTGCGGATGAGATGCCGATACACCTTAACGGCGACTTGCGCGATTTTTCTGAAAGCAATATCGAATGGGTATCGAAATCAATATTTTCGAGTTTACATTGGCGAAAATGGATTTTTTCTGACCCGGAGCTTACCAAAACGGCAATTCTCGCGGCTAAACTGCTTGAGTTTTTTCCGGACATACGGCACAACGAGAACCAATATTACCGAAACAGGAGGTTTTAATAATGACACTGAAATTCGCAATTCAGACGGCGCTTGAATTTGTCGCTGTCATACTTATCATCTATGGCTTTTGCCACGAGGACAGGCTCATAGCCTTCGAGGACAACCTCAAAGCAAAAATTTTAAACAGAAAGGAGACAAGACACAATGGGAAACCAGACAACTAAAAGCCCGTTCGATGTGCAGATCCTCTCTGTCAGGCTAAAAGACCTGATGCGCTGCAGCGTGCCGAAAGTCACGCAGAAAGACCTTGCCTCGGCACTCGGCATAGCGCCTAACATGGTATCGGCATATATGCGCGGCAAGAGCTGTCCGTCGCTGCCGATGGCAGTGAACATAGCACAGTATTTTGATGTGTCAATTGATTATCTCGCCGGCTTGACCGACCAGCGGCGGCAGCAAGTAGTCGTGTCAGCGCCGACACCGACCCCGACACCGAAGCGCGGGCGAGACCCGTGGCGCAAAATGGCGGTCTGCAACAGCTGTGACTGGCGCAGACGTATGGCAGCTCCGTGCGGCGACTGGGACGGCACAGCGTGCATGTACACCCACAAGACCGGCATCTTTCGCGAATCGCCGCCGACAGACGATTACTGCGCATATTACAAAAGCCGCCAACGCTGAGTGGGCAGCGAAGACGGCAAAGGTAAAACCTCAACATCATGATAACACGAAGGGAGACTAATGTCAAATGAAGATAAACAGCCTTGAGCTCGAGAATGTAAAACGTATTAAGGCAGTCAAAATCGAGCCTACCGAAAACGGTCTGACTGTGATAGGCGGGCGTAACGGTCAGGGTAAGACTTCTGTGCTCGACAGCATTGCATGGGCACTCGGGGGCGATAGATTCCGTCCGTCAGAGCCGCAGCGTGAGGGTTCTGTACTGCCGCCCAATCTCAAAATCACAATGGACAGCGGTATCATAGTGGAGCGCACCGGGAAGAACAGCACCCTGAAGGTCACGGAACCTACCGGCAGAAAAGGCGGTCAGCAGCTTATAAACGAGTTTATTTCTCAACTCGCTCTTGATTTGCCGAGGTTCATGACCGCATCAAACAAGGAAAAAGCCAACACACTTTTGCGCATAATCGGCGTTGGAGACCGGCTCGCACAGCTTGAGCACGACGAAACGGAGCTCTACAACAAGCGTCACATGATCGGACAAATAGCCGATCAGAAACTCAAGTATGCCAGAGAGATGACGGAGTATCCTGATGTACCGGAGCAGCTGATCTCCGCATCCGAGCTTATCAAACAGCAGCAGGGTATTATGGCGCATAACGCCGAGAATAAGCGTAAGCGTGACCGAGCCGCCGAGATACAGCATCACTATGACGCTGTCAACAGCAAAATAAACGGAATCCAGGCCGAGCTTCAGCGCCTTATGACAGAGCAGCAGAACCTTATGGATGACCTCAGAATCGCTAACATGGAGACGGAACATCTCGAGGATCTGAGCACCGCCGAGCTTGAAGAGGACATTGAAAATGTTGAGAAAATCAACATTAAAATCCGTGCCAACCTTGAAAAAGAGAAAGCGGAAGAGGATGCGAAAGCGTATCAGGCTCAGTACAGCCAGCTGACGAACGAGCTTGAAGATGTCAGGCAAAAGAAAACCGACCTGCTCAATTCCGCACAGCTTCCGTTGCCGGGGCTGTCAGTCATGGATGGCGAGCTAACATACAACGGCTATAAATGGGACAACATGTCCGGGGCAGATCAGCTCAAGGTTTCCACGGCCATCGTGCGCAAGCTCAACCCCAGTTGCGGGTTTGTGTTGCTTGACAAGCTCGAGCAGATGGATCTTGACACTCTTGCTGAGTTCGGCAAATGGCTTGAAAACGAGGGGCTGCAGGCGATAGCGACGAGGGTCAGTACCGGAGATGAATGCAGCGTCCTTATAGAGGACGGATATGTGGTGAACGAACCGACAGAGACTAAAAAAGCATGGAAGGCAGGACAGTTTTAATGAACATAACATCAGGAATAATCGAAGATGCACAGCGGGTCATAGTTTACGGTCCGGAGGGAATCGGCAAATCAACCTTTGCTTCTAAGTTTCCGGGCGCGATTTTCATCGACACGGAGGGCAGCACAAAGAGGCTGAATGTTAAGCGCTTTGACAAGCCGAACAGCTGGACGATGTTGCTCGAAGAGGTCAAATACGTTCGTGATCACCCTGAGCTGTGTATGACACTTGTCATCGACACGGCGGACTGGGCGGAGCAGCTCGCAAGTAATCATATATGTTCTGTAAATCACAAACAGAGCATAGAGGACTTTGGATACGGCAAAGGCTATACAAAGCTTTATGAAGAATTCGGCAGGCTTCTTGACCTGCTCAATGAGGTTATATCAAAAGGTATCAATGTCGTGTTGACTGCTCACGCCAAAATGCGTAAGTTTGAGCAGCCGGATGAACTCGGCGCATACGACCGCTGGGAGATGAAGCTTTCAAAAAATGTCGCGCCGATCGTAAAGGAATGGGCGGACACGGTTCTTTTCGTTAACTATAAGACGTTCGTGATAAAGGACGAGAAGACCGATAGCAGGAAGGCACAGGGCGGCAGGAGGGTAATGTATACTAACCATCATCCCTGTTGGGACGCGAAGAACAGATACGGGCTGCCGGACGAGGTCAATTTCGATTTTAATGTCATCGCACCGTTTATTCCGTCTTCCGGCGCATATGTCGCAGCGGCACCGGAAGATAAGCCGCAGACGAATGCGCTGTCCGCCCCGCCGAAAAAAAGCATAGAGGAACTCAAGGCAAAAATCGACGAGTTTACCGCCGATGCCGATGAGCCCACCACGCACACTGAGAACACTGAACCGAGCTCTGACTTGCCGGCAGCACTGCGTGAACTCATGGCGGCGAACAATGTTACCGAAGATGAGCTTAGAAATGCAGTAGCGTGGAAAGGTTATTTCACTGCCGACACGCCGATTCTCAATTATGGCGAAGCTTTCATTAACGGCTGCCTTATCGGCGCATGGGAGCAGGTCTACGATATCATCGTCAATCATATAAGAAAATTTTAAATAAAAAGGAGTATTAACCATGAACGAAAACTACAACACCAACAGAAACGACGCCCTCGACTGGGACAGCGTTATTGAAGCCGAAAACGAATTTGTACTTCTGCCGGAAGGGGAATATGAATTCACCGTCAAGAGCTTTGAACGCGGCTATTTTAACGGCTCGGAGAAGATGTCCGCCTGCCCGAAAGCGGAGCTTACGCTTCAGATAGACGCGCCGCAGGGCACAGCAATCGTTAAACATAATCTTTTCCTTTCCCGCAAGACGGAGGGTCTTGTGTGCGCGTTCTTCATCAGCATTGGTCAGAAGAAACACGGCGAGCCGCTGCGTATGAACTGGTCACAGGTTGTCGGCTCCAAAGGTCGCTGCAAGATAGGGCAGAGGCTTTACAACGACAATTATTACAACGAGGTCAAGAAATTCCTTGAGCCGGACGAATCCACTCAGCGTCCCGCTTTCACTCCGGGGAATTTTTAATCCTTGGACGCGAGACCTTATCAGCTGGAAGCAGAACGGGCAATATTCAACGAGTGGGCGAGCGGCAATAACCGCACATTGCTTGTCCTGCCGACCGGCACCGGCAAAACAGTCGTTTTCGCTAATGTTGCAAAGCAGTGTGTTCAGAACGGTGAGCGGGTTCTTGTGCTCGCTCACCGCGGCGAGCTGCTTGAACAGGCGGCGGATAAAATTCTGAAATTTACCGGTTTGATGTGCGCCACAGAGAAAGCTGAAGAAAGCTGCCTCGGCAGTTGGTACCGTATAACCGTTGGCTCGGTGCAATCTTTACAGAGAGAAAAACGGCTCGAACAGTTCGGCAGCGACTATTTTGACGCCATAATCATCGACGAGGCGCATCACTGCCTTTCCGATGGTTATCAGCGCGTGCTTGAGCACTTTGGAGACGCGCATGTCTTAGGCGTCACCGCTACGCCGGACAGAGGCGATATGCGCAACCTCGGTTCATATTTTGATTCGCTTGCCTATGAATACACACTTCCGCAGGCTATCAAGGACGGTTATCTTGCGCCGATAAAGGCTCTTACAATTCCGCTGAATCTCGACCTGACGGGAGTTGCAATGCAAAACGGAGATTTCAAGGCGGCCGATATCGACAACGCCTTGGATCCGTATCTGTATCAGATTGCCGACGAGATGCTAAAGAACTGCAAGGAGCGCAAAACAGTCGTGTTTCTGCCGCTTATAAAGACCTCGCAAAAATTTCGGGATATTCTGAATGAGCGCGGTTTCAAGGCCGCAGAAGTCAACGGCGGAAGTCAGGACAGAGCGGAGATAATCGAAGCGTTTGAGCGCGGCGAATATAATGTGCTCTGCAACTCCATGCTTTTAACGGAAGGCTGGGACTGTCCGGCGGTCGATTGCGTCATCGTGTTAAGACCGACAAAGGTCAGAAGCCTATACAGTCAAATGGTTGGGCGTGGCACACGACTCGCACCGGATAAAAAGGATCTGTTGCTGCTCGATTTCTTGTGGCACACTGAACGCCATGAGCTTTGTCATCCTGCTCATCTGATATGTGAAAGCGAAGAAGTCGCCAAGAAGATGACGGAGAATATCTCAGCGGCAGGGTGTCCGGTCGATATTGAGGCTGCCGAGCAGCAAGCAGAGAGCGATGTTGTCGCTCAGCGCGAAGAGGCTCTTGCGGCGCAGCTCAAGGAAATGAGAAAGCGCAAGCGCAGACTTGTTGACCCGCTGCAGTATGAAATGTCGATTTCCGCGCAGGATCTTTCAAGCTATGTGCCGGCTTTCGGTTATCAAATGTTACCGCCTAGCAAAGAACAAATTGATGCATTGGAGAAATGGGGTATACTTCCCGATAATATTGACAATGCAGGCAAAGCAGCGAAACTTCTTAATTGTCTTTCAAAAAGAAAAGACGAAGGATTGGCTACTCCACGACAAATTCGGTGCCTTGAACGATATGGCTTTAAGCATGTAGGCACATGGACTTTCGATC